CCCCAGGCATATAACCGCCCGGCTGTTGTTATTCCTGCACTATAACTTGTACCTGCAGACACGCTGGCCCAACTGGTTGCAGCAGGACCACTTACAACGACCCAACCTGAAACTTGTAACAAGCTGGAGTTTCCCAATTGTCCTGCTGACGCTGAACCTGTTGCGTATGGCCTTCCTTGGAAGAGAAGCAAACTATGAGTATCACCAGCAGCTACGCTAGTTGTAGGAGAGACACCTACAAGCAAAGGGCTTGACCAGTTGAAAACGGTGCTACCACTCCCCAGTTGGCCATTAGCACCGTTACCCCAAGCATACCCTACTTGCCCTGTTGTTATTGCCATGCTATGCGCGCCACCGGCACTTACAGCCAACCAACTAGTTGCAGCAGGACCGCTTACTAATACTGGTGATGATTTAGTTACTATGGACAAATCGCCTAATCGTCCGCTTACATTAGATCCCCAAGCATATAATCTGCCTAATGTAGTGATAGCCAACGCATGACTTGTTCCAGCAGATATAGCCGACCAGCTTGCACCTGCAGGGCCTGATACTAATACAGGTGAACTAGTTGAAGTTAAACTTGATGTACCCAGGGCACCTGCTGCATTATTTCCCCAAGCCCATAATGTGCCATCAGTTTTAATACCCAGGGCCCAGGCGCCACCAAGACTGACATCTACAGTTTGCCAACCAGTTCCAATGCTTACTCGACTGCTTTTATATTGACCGGCTGCTGTATCAAAACCGCACTGCCCATATAGATTGCCACCCCAGGCCCATAATGTGCCATTGGATTTGATAGCTAAAGTATGTAAAGTGCCTACTGACAACCGTGACCACTGACTGCTATCTACTTGTATGGGACTGCTGATACTTGATACACCAGCAAAACTCTTGCCTAATGTACCTTGGCTGTTATCACCCCACATATACAAAATATTGACTGTGCTAGAAGCCTGTGGGGCTGTGCCTAGAAGTTTGGAAAATAACATGTTATACCTCGGGCACAGAGGGCCATGTTACTTGATCTATGTCAATCATGGTTTCATAAGGTGGATTGCTGTAAACTGTGTTAATGTTTCTTACCTCAGCTCGGTATTGAGTCCATGTTGTTTTCCAAGTATCATCGTGTTGGTTTTGAATATCCATCAACTGTGTCCAGTCGCAATCCTGTAGTTTTTGATTACGTATGCCCAGCAACTGTTGCATAAATGAATCACGTTGCATTTGCCAAATCTGTTGGGGGGTTGGCGCATTGGGTATGGGCACAACGGGCTGATTTTCCCATATGATGTTTTCACTGGCTTGATATACAAACGTAGTTGCACCATAAGTTTCAGTCCAAGGATCGCTAATAGGCTGTGTTGTATTAACAACAGGAAACCAACTTAACTGCGTTAGTAAATCAGGCTCTGTAGACAAGCTGGAAAAGTTACTGATGTTCCGCCAGTTGGCTGGCAAGGTATCATATAACTCTTGCACTTGATTATCCGATACATATCCCCATTTTGCCATTATAGATTTTGCCCGCTGATAAAAGAGTTAAAAGTTGCACCTTGATCTGTGCTAAAGAATGTTAATACATCTCGTTTTCCTGCTGTGCTGGTAATAGTGGGTGCAGTGTTTCCCGGCCACCTTATGCTGTTGGGCCATGCAATGGCATACGATGTGCCTGTGCCATTTGCAATTATTATAAATCCTGTGCCCTGATTTCCTGCTGCTATGGTGTTGGCACTACTGATTGTTACACTAGTTACAGTTGCATTTATCGCTACGTTGAATATTGTTGCAGTTGCTAAATCTAAAGTTAAAGTTCCAGCTGAAATAGCAGGATTGCTCACAGTTTCATTGTAAGCACGCAAGTTAACCAATCCTGTGAATGTACTAGTGGCAAATGTGCTCACGCCACCTAAAGTCAAAACATTACTACCAGGTGTGAAGCTAATATCAGGATCTGTGCTAATCTGCAAGTTTCCTGACTGTGCATTTACAAATGTGGGATATAAAACTGCGCTTGCAGTATCTATGCTAACGTTGACATTAGATGGAGTTATTCCAGTTGCCCCAGTAAGTCCAGTTGCCCCAGTAAGTCCTGTTGCACCTGTTGGTCCTGTTACAGTAGAAGCAGCACCAGTTGGGCCAGTTGCTCCAGTGGGACCTGTTACACCTTGAGGTCCTTGTGGACCCGTTGCACCTAATCCTGTAGCCCCTGTGGGTCCTGTTGGTCCAGGATCACCTTGAGATCCTGTTGGACCTGTTGAACCACTTCCTTGTGGTCCTTGCAGGCCAGTTGCACCTGTTGGCCCTGTTGGGCCTAGATTACCTTGAGCACCTGTTGGGCCTGTAGGTCCTGTGTTACCAGTCCCTGGGGCACCCTGTGGTCCAGTTATACCTGTGCTGCCTTGAGATCCAGTAGCGCCTGTTGGTCCTGTTACTCCATCAGCGCCATATGCAATTAAATGTGCTGAAAACCAAGTTCCTGGACCATCAGCAGTGCCATATTGCACTGTAACATTACTTCCGGTACCGTTAAAGGCAGTAACTTGAACAGAGTCAGTAGATCCATTGAAGTAAACAACTTTACTGCCACCAAGTGAAATTCCCGTAGACGTTACAGTTTGAACTTGGGCAATTAATATAGTGGCAGTGTTTTTAAGTATCTGGGCGTTGTATTGATTAGTTGCCACAGACGCTGCACTGAACCAAACACCGAAACTTAAATTATAATAACCCGCAACAGTTGGTTGGAATGTATATGTGCTTGCGTTCCACCAGTTTTGTGGATCATAATAATCAGCTAAGGGTAAAACTAACGTACTTGCGCTGGCAACTGTTTGATCACCAGTTAAGATAGCAGTTAAAATGTAAGAACTAGCTGCTAATGTAGACGCAGGACCAACAGGACCAGTGGGGCCTGTTACACCTGTTACACCCGGGGTGCCAGTTGCTCCAGTTGCGCCACTACCAGTAGGTCCTGTTAAGCCAGTTGCGCCAGTGGGTCCTTGAGATCCTGTTGCACCTGTTGGTCCGGTAGCTCCAGTAGGGCCTGTAACACCAAGATTGCCTTGTGCGCCTGTAGGTCCTGTTATACCTGTGGCACCAGTAGCACCACTGCCTGTTGCACCTGTTGGACCTATAAGTCCCGTGGCGCCAGTAGCACCCAACAAGCCTTGTGGTCCTTGAGCGCCTGTGGGACCAATAATGCCCGCAGTTATAGCGAGAAATAACTCATGATCATTGGTGAAGTTGGAACTTCCTGTGCCACTGTTACTTACCAAACTTACGGATAAAGTTGTCCACCTTGTGGCACCGCTGCCGTTGCTGGTGTTTGTGGCAACTTGCCAGACTTGGTAGTTTTCGCTTATGTTACGATCTTGTACAGTAAACTGTTGAGTAGGTGAAATCAAATCAAGGAAAAGATCAATATCGGTATTTGTGTCAGTCAAGTGACTGATAAAGATGTTACCACTGGAAATTTGATTGATATTATCCCAAGCTATATGACCATCACTGGGATAAGAATCACTTTGGGTTGTTGTATTAGCTTTATATAAAAACAAGGCGCTGCTGGGACCTTGCAATCCAGTTGCACCTGTTGCTCCTTGTGGTCCTGTAACACCTGTAGAACCTGTTAACCCTTGTGCGCCTGTAGGCCCAGTTTGACCTGCCACCCCTGTTGCGCCCGTTGGGCCCGTTGGTCCCACTGCACCAGTTGCACCAGTTGACCCAATGGAACCTTGAGCACCCGTGTTACCTGTTGCACCTGTTGGACCAGTAGAGCCAGTTGTTCCTGGATTACCTTGAGCACCTGTGGGACCAGTTGCACCAAATCCTGTAGCACCAGTTGGCCCAGTTAGGCCAGCGGCGCCTGTTACGCCTGTAATACCTTGGTTGCCTTGTGGTCCTTGTGGTCCCGCAACCCCAGTATATCCTGTGGGACCAGTAACAGTGCTGCTTGCACCCTGTGGCCCAGTAAACCCTTGTGGACCTTGTAGTCCCGTGGGTCCGGTTACACCTGTTGCACCAGTGTCACTTGTGGGTCCTGTGGGCCCTTGAGGTCCCAATAAACCAGTTGCGCCCGTGGGTCCTGTTAGACCTGTTGCACCAGTAGCACCAGTTGCACCAGTAAATCCTGTTGCACCAGTAGGTCCTGTAAGTCCAGTTGCGCCTGTTGCGCCAGTAGCACCAGTAAATCCTGTTGCACCAGTAGGTCCTGTAAGTCCTGTTGCTCCTGTTGCGCCAGTAAAACCTGTTGATCCTGTGGGACCTGTAACACCAGTTGCACCAGTTGGACCAGTTACACCTGTGGGACCTGTTGCTCCAGTAGCACCTGAGAAACCAATAGGGCCTGTTGGTCCTGTAGGCAGTGTAGCACGGAATCTCATTTGAATATCCACAATGAGATCTTGTGGTAGAGTTAACTCGGGCTCATTGGCAAATATTGGCACCCCATCAGTTGCTTGCCTGACAATCAAACAGTCAAACACACCCGGTAAGCTGGGAGGACCAATGTTTATACCACTTTGTGTGGGATCGTTGTAGAGGTTGTATAAATTAATGTCCTCAACGTCGCATGTGATTGTAGATGCATTTTGGCTGGCTATGCCGGTTATTTGCACAGCAAAACTAAAGTTGATGAAAACCAACCAATCACCTACTTGAACATCTAAACCATTGTAAGCATATGGCTCGCGAGTGTATGGGTCGCTGTGATTTTGTACTAGTACACTTAAACTAATAAACCATTGATAAGGTGTACCATTCCAAGGATTTCCTGGGGGAGTGTTAACCAAGGCCACAGGAGTTTCGCTGACAACTGTAGTTTTAAGTGTTATAGGAACTTCTGAAGTCATAGTTTACCTTTAATAAAATATTAAAACTATTCGGGCCAGTCCTGTGGGGTAGGAACCCACGTTGGTTGCATTTATGTTTACTATAGTAAATTGATTTACGGCAGTACTATCGTAACTGGCGTACATTATGGCGTTGGGCCCCCTTACAGCATAGGTTGTAGTCACGGCACTTTGTTTGCCCCAAGTGAAGAAACCACTCAAAAAACTACCAACAGTATGAGTAACTGTTATAGTAGTTACTGTGGTAGTAGCCGACCATCCTGCAGGTAAGTTGCTTACGCTGGCTACACCACCACTGCTATCAAAAGCCACATTAAATTGAAATACACTGGTTAACACCATGCCAGTTGCACCTGCAGGACCTGTCACGCCAGCTGTTCCTGTGGGACCTGTGGGGCCTAATATACCTGTGGGACCTGTGGGCCCAGTTTCACCTGTTGCACCAATAGGTCCACCACTTGGCCCTGTGGGCCCAGTTTCACCTGTTGCTCCTATAGGACCTCCGCTGGGTCCAGTGGGACCTAATGGCCCAGTTGACCCTGTGGGCCCAGTTGCACCTGAAAATCCTGTTGCACCTGTGCTGCCTATACCAGTTGCACCAGTTGCGCCTCGAGGACCTCCAGCAGGTCCCGTGGGGCCACTTGCACCAGTGGGTCCAGTATAACCTGTTGCACCAACAGGTCCGCCGCTGGGTCCTGTGGGTCCAGTAAAACCTGTGCTGCCAGTTGCACCAACAGGCCCGCCACTGGGTCCAGTGGGACCTTGTAGCCCTGTTGCACCACTTATTACAGGAGTAACAGGTGCAATGCTGCCAAAGTTCATCAATACTTGGACCACACTGCCATAACCTGTAACAGGTGGAGTTAATCCCAAATAAGTTCTATCCATTCGGGCACGAACCCAAATGTAGTTGCCACTAAAACTCCAACTCCACGTGCCAGTGTCACCACCATTCAAACCTGTGGGTGCAGCGGGATTAAGAGGAAATTGTATATACGGTAAACCACCAGCAAGATTTACTGGTGCCCAGTCCGTTGCGCCGGGCGTTGATGCCAAACTTACTTCAATATAAATGCGACCAACAAAGTTCTGCACTGTCATGGCAATAGTGTGAGTATTGCCAAGGCTTTGATTCCAACCGGCACCGCGTTGTTCAGTGCCTGTATAACTCACAGGCGTTGTTACAGTTGGCAGAAGTTCTGAGCTATACATATCGCATCCCTAAATACTGGATATTTATAGCTTTTTGTGTTTGTTTACACGACGCTTTTTCTTTTACGTCCGCGTTTTTTGCCAGTGTATTGGTTGGTGCCGTCCCAGTTGAGATTGAACACACTGGCAAAACGTCGAGGTTCCATGCCATTAATGGAAATCACAGCAGGCAACGTGATTTCCCGTATTGTGGCACTGCTAAAACTTTTTGCCAGTATGTGTGGTTCTGGACTTTCATGATTTATACCCACAGGGTAGAAATCATCTTGGCTAGCATAACTTACACCTCGATAATCTCTACGCTGGCAATGGCATCGTAATATAGTGGTTTCATCAAACACATTGAGGTTCCATAAAGCAAGTAAAACGTGTGTCATGAGTTAAACCACTGTCTCCAACTCAGCAGTGCTGGGAATACCCAGAGATTCTTCACGATTTTCTCCGAGATATTCAAAATGCAACTCTTGATCTCTTGTGGAAATCATCACAGCACCGCCGTGTTCCAAGCAACCCCAAAGCATTTCTTTTGCCAAGTGTTTGCTGATATCACGGTCCATTATTCTATTAACAACTCGTGCACCTTGATCCTGCTTGATGCATCGATTAGTCAAAATTGCCACTGCGGCATCGTTCACACATATCTTGACATTGCGTTGAGCTGCACGCTGTTGCAAGTCGCCAATAGCATGTCGCACGATTTTTTCAATTTCTCCTTGCCCTAAGTCTTGGAACCTAACCACTGCATCAAGGCGATTTCTAAACTCCGGCGTAAACCAGTTTTGTATGGCAGCAACATCTGCATTGGTATTTTTCGTGCTACCAAATCCAATGCTGTGTTTTTCACGCTCCTGCGCTCCCAAGTTGCTGGTGAAAATCACCCAAGCATTTCGCACACTGGCCTCACGGCCGTTCAAACTTGTAATAGTGCCAGTGTCCATGATTTGCAAAAACATGTGTTGAATATCGGGATGTGCTTTTTCTATTTCATCAAACAACAACACACAATGACCATGCTTGGTTAGGGCATTTATAAGTTCGCCGTTGCCTGTTTGTCCATCTTGGTATCCCACATAACCCGGCGGGCTGCCTAATAGGCGACTTACTGTATGTTTGTCTTGGAACTCACTCATGTTAAATCGTTTTAGAGGAATACCAAGATGTTGAGCAAGCATGCGTGCAACCATGGTTTTACCTACGCCTGTGCTGCCGGTAAACAAGTATGCCCCTTGAGTTCTTTCTGCATGTCGTAAACCGCTGCGGTTGACCCACACACTTTCTGCAAGAGTTTCACAAGCTGCGTGCTGTCCAAAAACCACACTGGCAAGATTTTCCAAGAGATTGTTAACAGTTTTAACTTGAGCTGCGTTACGTGTAATGGGAGTTTTTGTAATATTTTCCACAACTTGTTCCACGTCTTCCACAGTTACTCGAGTGGTTTTTGCCGAGATTTTTACTCGACTTCCAGCTTGATCCAAAATATCCAGGGCTTTGTCGGGAAGTTTTAAATGTCCAATATAACGTTGACTTAGGTCAATAGCAGCAGTAACACAACCGTCTTGATATTCCACACTGTGATACTTGTTGAACACTGTGTTCACAGCGTTATTGCAAATAGCTTTACAAAGATCAATGTCTGGTTCTGCTACCATGATTTTGTGGAATCTACGTGTCAAAGCACGATCGCGATCCCAATGTTTGCTGTATTCTTCTTCAGTTGTGCTGCCTATGCAGCGTATTTCACCACGACTTAGTGCTGGTTTCAAAATGTTAGCAGCATCCATGCTGCCGCTGGAGCTGCCTGCACCAACAATCATGTGTATTTCATCAATAAACAGTATGGTATTGGGTAGATTTTGCAGGGCTGTGATAACTTGCTTGAGTCGCTCTTCAAAATCACCACGATACTTGGTACCTGCCACCAAGCCTGCTAGATCCAAGCTATAGATTGTTTGAGATTCCAAACTTTTTGGAACTTGGCCGCGTACTATCAACCCAGCTAGCCCTTCGACAATTTGAGTTTTGCCTACCCCAGGGTCACCTACCAGCACTATGTTGTGCTTGTTTCGTTTGCCTAGCACCTCAACCATTTCGCGTAGTTCTTGCTGACGACCAATAAGTGAATCTGTGCGTCCTTTTTTTGCACGTTCATTTAAGTTAACAGCCCACGTGTCCAAAATCTCACGCCATTGGTTGCTTTTGGTATCATTAAAGTCAGGATGAGTTTCACTGATAGCTTCGGCTATTTTTTCCTTGTCCATGCGGCAAGTTTCCAGGAAGTAGCTGGCATGGCTGTGTTCAATGCCAAATAATGCCAGCAGCATATCATAATCATGCACGTCACTGCGTCCACTGAAGA